AGCATTAGAAGCTGAAGTTGAAGCTGCTGACGCACTAGCTGCTGCATTAGTCTCAGCTGTTTCAGCATTAGTCTCAGCTGTTTCAGCATTAGTCTCAGCAGTTTCAGCTGCTGTTTCACTAGCTGCTGCTGCGGTCGCACTAGCTGCCGCTGCTGTAGCCGAAGCTGCCGCATTGGTCTCACTAGTAGAAGCGTTGGTCGCACTAGTTGCTGCATTAGTTGCCTGTGTTGTAGCCTGAGCTACCTGAGCAGACATAGATGTTTCTGACCAATTCTTAGTAGCTGCGTCCTGTGCGTTCACAGGGTCAGCAACGTTGGTCATACGTTTATTCTGTGCGTCCCATTGGAAGTTAACGTTAGATAACTTAATTACGTCACCAGCGTCATCAATAGCCTCTTGAGACATAAAGAACGCTTGGTCACTATCCGTGTCTAAATCTGATTCTGTTAGTACTGAACCTGACGCATAATCTACGAGCTTTGTGCCCTGACTTGTGGTTCTACGGATTTCTATAGCTGTAGAAGAAGCTGGAGCTGAGGTAAATGTAACCTGTGTACCAGCACCATTAAATGTAAATGCTGTAGTTACAACACCATCTATAGTAATAGTGACATCTTCTTGTGCCCTATAGCTAAAAGGTACAGAATAGGCAGTTGTGCTACCGTCACCTGTATACCTTACAAAACTGTTTGCCATGTGTTTCCTCTAAATTGATTCTTCTAAGACGGGTACTTTACTGTTCTAAAAGATTTTGTAGTATAGATTCTGTTTCAGTATCTAACCCGTCTATTGTTCTAATGTTTCCACCTATTTTAAATTTAAACTGTGCTTTCATGTGGTCTCTAGCAGCTTCATTATAATCATTAAGTATTTGTTTAATATATGCTCCCCCTTCATATTCTCCCGCTATCATTCTGTTGTTTCTTTTTTGAGTGTTGAATGTAGAATATGGTTGAGTAATTTCATAAGCTATTTGTTCATTTAAAGTCCTGTCATCATATTCACTGAGTGTAATATTTCTAGCTATTATTTTCATTCCTTGATACAAGCTTGTGTGTTCAGGCATATCAATTTTACTTACAAATTCATACCCGCTTCCATCCTCTTGAGTAAAAGATTCTATTTCATATTCTCTTAGTTCCAGTGCTTTTGTATATTTACCAGTGCCTTTAAGTTTATAGACATCTGCCATAGGTGATATATTTGATGTTTGTATAACTTGTATTAATGTTTCAGCCTGTGGTTTACTAAAGTCAATCTTGTTGCCTTTTCTATCATAAATTAAATTACTTAATGCTCCTTCCATTGGAATAGCGTGTAAAGCACTTTTAGGTGGAAAAGGATTGTGAAAGATATCTCGTTGTGGAGCTGCCATATCTGCATAGTAACCTTTCATTTTGCCCCCTAACATTTCTTCATCAACATATTTAATTAGTGAGTAAGGAGTAGAGTCAATAAGTTTTTTCCTCATAGTATCAATTTCAGGGCGAGCCTCAGCCATTGTTCTATTTATAGAACGTGATAATGTTGAAGCTGGTACTAATTTAGCAGCAAAATTATTAGCAAAACTTTCTAATTTATAACTTAGACTAGAATCAGGTTTTGTTATAATTGACAACATATTAGAAAACTCTCTAAAAAACATTTGATTAGAAATCCTGTGGTTCATGTATGCTGCTCTTTGTTGAAAATGTTCACTTAAAGCAGCTTCGATTAATTGAATATCAGCAGAGTAAATAGGGTCTTGTGACATGTTTGCAATAGTATCATCAATATAATGAAGGTCTGCCGCCAGTTCTATTTGTGGGGCAAACTGCAAATATTTACCTATATTAACAGAGTGTATTAGTTGTTTTGTGTTTCCATCTTCGTCTGTAACATCTTCTGTAAATGTAAAAGTATGTCGTTTTTTAGGGTCAGGGTGTCCCATTCCAATGTAATTATCAGGACTAAACGTATAATAAGCGGCAGCAGTTGCTAACATCCCTATAGACGTAATTGCATGTGCTTTATTTCTAACAATAGGGTCTTCTGCTTTCATCATTTTATGCCAATCACTGGTCAATAAATTAATGGCTGGTGTACGCACAGCAAAATCTTTTACAAGATTATTAGGTGTTTTCATAAAGTGTAATCCACTAAAAACTCTTACCCATGCCCCACCTTTTTTATTAGCTTGTGTCATTGCCCATCCACTAATGTTCATATCATTAGGCGTTTGTTTAGGGAAGAATTGTGAAGGCTCAAAAATTTCTCTAGCTGGATTGTTAGTAAAAGTGTTTTCCCTTGCCACGTACATAGGGTCGTATGCCATAGACTTAGTTAAATCATCTAATGAGCTTGCTTCATCCTCACTAAAATCTTTTATAAATCTCCAATTACCAAACTCATCTTCATATTGATAAAACAACTCACGATATTTTTTAGCAAAATCACTGTTATCTATTAATGGTTCAATGTCTTTTATTAGGTCATTGTTAGCTTGTATTTTTTTATAATCAGGGTTATCCAAAGATAGTTCATAGTTATTATCTCTTTTAAGATTTTTAATCTTCTGTACTTCCCCTAAAGTTTTAGTGACATCTTTAGGTTTTTGTTTCCATAACTCAGGGTAAAACTTACGCATACGCTGATTTACATGAGCTATCCTATAAGCACGGTTAGTTAATGCTTTTATAAACGTGTCTTCCATTCCTAGTGTTTTAAAAGCAAAGTTAGAAAACTTAGCCATTGTACTTATATAAGGATTTAAAAGAGTTTTTCTTACTATGTTTTTACTTTTAGCGTGTTGTTCAAGATATGTATTAGCCATTAATTGACGGGGCTGGTCAAACTTATGCTCCAGTGCGTCTCCAACATTTCGTTGTAATTTAAAAGCTAATAAGGCATCTTCAAGAGCAGCCCCATAAACAAATTTATTTGTCATGTTTACATCATTCATCATTCTTAGTAAGTCTATGCTTCCTGTTTTTCCAAAATAAAGAAGACCACCAGCATAATCTTCTACTCGTGTCGTAGCAGTTTTTATTCCCGCACTACTGCCGTTAATAACATGGGTAGAATAATCTAACAATAAATTACCTGTTATTACTTCATTAAAAGCTTGACCAAAAGTAACATCATCACTACCAGCTTTTAATTTAGCTATGTGATTTAACTTTTGTAACATGAATGGGTTATCCATATGCTCACCTAATTTAGCTAAAGTTGCTATTTGTTGGTCAGGTGTCATTTCTATAAGGGCAACTTTTAAATCAGGTATAATTTCTTCACCCAGTATTTTACGTCTTTCTAATTTTAACTTTTCAGCTTCACTAAGGTTTTTAATAATTTTACCTGACTGCATAATATCTGAAGCTGCGGTTGTTGCTCCTGTTGTAATTGAGGCTTTCTCCCCTAATTTAATAACAGCGTCTTTCATCACTTCAGCTAATTTAACTTTTTCAACATCTGTGACTGCTTCGTCTATCATGTCTCTAAGTTTTTTAAAGTCAGAAACACTGGCTAAAAAATCCATGTCTGCTGCTAATTTTATAGCCCCAGCATCATCTCCCATGTCTGACATTTGTTTTAGTTTTTTAAAAACATAATCCATGTCATGTTGTTGTAATTCTTTGCCTCTTTCTTCCATAAATTTTATTAAGTGTTTTCTAGAAGAACCTCTTATAATTCCTTTTTCAGCAAGGTCAGTCATTATTTGTTTAAGTGCATTTTTATATTCAGGGTTTGCATCTATTTTTTCCCAATTTAAAAACTCTGTAGACCTTTTAATTTCTTCAGCTTTCTTTTGTATCAATGGAGATTCATCAGGTTTTTTAATATCTAATGATTTTTGTTTATATTGCTTTTTAACAGTCACGCTAGTTTCACCAGCTTTAGCTGCGTCTTTTATTTGTTTACGGACTTTTGCTGCTTCTTCTGTAATGTTTTCAACACCAGCGTTATCTAGAAAAGCTAGATAGTCAGCGTGCTTTGCACTCTGTCCTTTACCCCCAACAATATATAAAGCTTTTGTTATGTCATCTTCAAAGTCTAAATCTATAGGTGTCTGTCCATAGTTATATCTAGGAGAAGCTTTAGATAAGCTAGGCGGTAAAACATTGGGGTCTGTGCTTGCCTCAGGTTTACTAACAAATTTAACATTTTCAGTATTAAAAGTTTTAGTTGTTACTTTTCCATCTTCATCTGCAAATTGCACTGTAGCTTTTTTACCGTCTTTAGACATTTTAGTAACAACACCAACAGATTTATCTTTAGTTTCTACAGTAGAACCTAATGATGTTTGCTCACGTTTAGTAGGTGGAAAAACATCTATCTCACCAGTTTTTGAATTAAATTGATAACTAACATTGTTTTCAAAATCTAAATCACCTAACTCTTGTTTAACATCTCTTAAAAAACCTGTTTCAGGGTCATCATAATATCTAGATATACTTCCTTTTAAAGATAATCCTGATATTGTTCCTGAAGTGAGTACACCTATACTCCCCGTTACTACTCCGTTTTTTAGCATACGCCATCTATCAAAAGAATCACCTGTTAGTCCCGCTTCTATTTCTGAATACTGAGCGTGAGCGTCGTGTAACATTCCAATGGCTAATCCACTTCCACCATCTACAGCAGCTGACCATTTTAAAGTTTTTTTAAACATTTGGTTTTTTAAAAGATTGGGGTCTAAGTTTTTTATAATTTCATCATCTGTTAATGTTACAGTTTCTTTACCTGTTTTAGCTTTAATTTGTGCTTTGGCAATTTCTTCTTTGACTGTATCAACAGCTTCTTTAATAGCTTTTGATTTGCCCATGCTTGTTGCTAGTTTACCAGCTCCTATTCCTATATAAAACGTAGGGTCTTTAAGTGTAAACTCAGGTAGAAAATGGTATGCCCATTCCATAAAACCTATTTGACCACCACCAAATGAAGGAATGTCCTCATACAATTGAGTCAGTTCCGCCCAGTCGGCTCTATGCTCATTATCTTTAGCGTTTTTACCATATTTCATTTCATAAATTTCGTCTCCAGCTTTATAAGTATTATGGTATGCACCTATTCTATCTTCATAATATAAACTTATTTTTTCTAAATCAGTTAAATCACTAATGTCTTTACCGTATTGTTTTTCATAAAAACGAGGCAACACTTCATTTAAAATATAAGGAGACTCAAGCTTTTCTAAAGCATTTTGTTCTCTTTCTATTCCTTCTGAATCATCATATTCTCTTCTTTCTCTTGCATTTCTTCGTCTTTCTTTTCTATTTAAACGCTGTCTGCTTTCAGGAAGATTTAAAGGTTCAGGTTTTTCATCTACTTCTATAGGGGGTAAATCATAACGATTTTCTTCACTCATTATCTAATTCTCCTTAAAACATTTTTAAACTCTTCAAATGGTATGCCAAACTTGTCTGCCACCTCTTCTAATTCACTTTCTTCTATTCCACCTAATAAATATTTACCTGAAACTTCATAGCCTAATAAATCACTTAAAGTTTCTTGGACACGCTGTGCTTGGCGTACTTCATCTGAATCAGTAAAAGCATCAATAACTGTTTGTACAACACCTAAATCACCCTCATCCATGTCTATATTTTTTAGTTGATTGAATTTATCTGTAGTATATTTTGCACGTTCTTGTAATGCTTGTGTGTTATCTGTGATGTTGTAATCATCCATAATTTGAATTGCTAATAAATCTAAATCTTCACGATTCATTTTTCCTTTAGCTAATCTTATAGCTTCTTCAAACTGGCTGGATTGTTTAATAAGTTTTGGAATAGGTACTCCTGAGCGTTCAGATTCTTCAACAAGTTTATTAATTGTCTCATATTCACCTATAGTGCCTTGAGTAGCTTCAGGTTCTATAAGATTTTTAAATATTTGAGAAGAGGCTCTTAGCATGTTTACTCTTGTTTCTTCTTTGTCAAAGTCAAGAATTGTCCCTCTTGTTTCAGCATGGACTCTTAGTTGAGATTTAGGGTCAAATGTAACTGCAATGTTATTATAAATCTCGTTAAGCTTATTTTTAATACGTGTATCGTAAGCGTTTTTTGCTTCTAAAGACGCTCCTTTTGGCATAGGTATGTTTTCCATGTCTTCTGTCATCCACTTTTTGATTTCCATGTTTACATGGTCTTCTATGTGTTTAAAAAGAACATCTTGTTTTTTTCGGTCATACTCTTTACTAGATGGTACAAATTCTTGGTTTAATCTATTTATGGTATTTATAACTTGTGGTTGACTTTCAACAGAATATCCCTCACGAAAAGCTTCTTGAGCTTTAGAAAAATATCTACTTAAATCATTTGCTTGACTAGGTGTCAGTGTCTGTCCCCTGTCTGCTAAAAATTGTAAATAGGCATCAAAACCAGTGTCACTTCCAATAAAGTTCTTACTTAACATTTCACTTTTTAAATTTTCCATTACAATAGGACTGTTCATAACACTCCCTGATTTACTTACTATTTTTTCAAACAAATTAAATCTAGCGATATGGTCGGGTGTCATAAGTTCTCTCTTAACTGCTTCTTGTTCTTCCATTGTTAATTTAATTCCGCCTTCTTTTTCACCTGTAGCATATTGTGACAATAAAACATCACCTCTACGTTTAATTTCATCTTTACTAGCTTTGGCATCTGCAATTACTTTGGTGTTCCTAGCAACCCTAATTTGCTTCATTAAATCATGTGCTTTTGCATTACCTGAATCCAACAATGATTTAACTTCCATCTTACCGTTGTAGCCTCTGTGTGACTTTAAGAAACTTTCGGCTCTATCATAGTCACCTAATTCTATAAGTTGTTCAGTCCCTTGTAAGATAGCTGCGTTAATTTGTTTAGGGGTAGGTGGTTTGCCATCACTATTTTGTTTTGTTTCTAGACGCTGTGCGATTGTTACACCGTTTTCTGTCCCTTGATATATTTTTATAAAGTCAGACATACTATCTATCTCTTCTTTGTTTCTAACCTCAAATCTACTCTGAGCGTCTTGTGTTAGAAAAGATGATTTTTTTTCATTCCAAACAGAAGCATAAGCACCTGAGAAATATTTACCACCTGTATCAAAATCTGCTGTTACATGTTCATTTAAAAATTCTTCAGCACTCTGTGACTTAGGGTCATAGTTATCTTGGTTAGCCAACACTGACTGCCAATCTTTAGCCGCCTGTGTTTTACCCATCCACATATCATTAGTAGCTGTTGCATACATACTATTCAGCTGTTCGTTCTCACCTGAAGTAATAATTTTTTGTATATCTTCAAGTGATTTACCTGAAGCTTGTAGTTTAGACAGTTCTAATTCAGCTTCTTTTTGTTGTCTTTCTACATAAGAAGAGCCCATTTCTTGTAACTTTGGAGAAACAGTTTTAAGGGCTTCCATTAAACCATCAGTTTCTACAGACGCTTTACCAGCACCAGCAAATGTAGTGCCGAAGTATTTGTTTGTTACTTTAGATTCATATGCCATTATTTATAGACTCCTGTAATATTCCCTAATTGCACTTTATTTGCAAACGGCGTAAGTTTTTGTTTACCTGTAATTGTTCTTTGTGCATTAACACCCCAGCCGTAAGCGGCTTTATTAGCCATCTCAGCTTGTGTAGATTGGTTAACAATAGCATTTGAGTTCATTCCATAGCTGGCTGCGGCTGTTCCTATTTCTAATGCTAAACCTAACCCACTTGGTGAGACTACTGGTTTTAAGTATTTAGCTCGTGTTGTTTGCATGTCTGCATACGCTTGTGAATATTGATAGTTAGCTTTATACATATCTGATAAGAAAGCATTTTGTAGTTCTACGTAATCTGTATCAGCTGTTCCAGCTAAATCTTGTATTACTTTAAATGGATTACCAAAACCTAAATTAAGTGCAGTTGCTTGTTTTTTGCGTAAGTCCATTTTACTTTTAAAACTTTCTAAGGCAAATTCTCTAGCGGCTTCTACTTTCTCACCTTCTATCTTTTGGATGTCATTAAGGTAAGACATGTTAGCATTTTGTTCAGTAATTTTGTTAGCTCGCTCTTGAGCTTTAGCTTGGGCTTTTTGTGTATTATAACCCTGTATAGATTGCACTACTGACATTACTGCCATTGCTTCAGCTAAGCCACACATATTATCTCCTTCATCATTAAATAGAATGGCATTTTACCTTTGCCATATTGTTCCTCTAGTCTTATTGTTTTAAATCCTAAATGTTTAAGCCATTTAATAGACTTGTCATTTCGGACATCTACATAGTTATATAAATATTTATAACCTTTTCCCATTTGTGCCACCCATTCAGGTGATTGTTTTATAAATTCTTTCTTGTAATTAAATAACTCATCACTGGCTAATAACCATGCGACCCCATAATCTTTATCTAACGAAGGCACGCTACCAAACATTCCGATAACATACTCTTCTTCTGTCCCAATAACACACCATGTTTTACTTCCTTTATGTTGAAAGGGTTGCATAAGTGCTTCTCCAGTTGTCAGTCTATCTGACGCCCAAATTTCATCCTTATCTGCTTGCCTCATTTTAGGTGCAAGATAAGCAATGTCTACACTGATTGCTGGTCTTACGTATGCCATTTATATTCTCCTAGAACGTCTGTGGTAGTAACCTTCCACTTCAGCACTAGGAATAAACATAGGTAAGTGTGAGCTACTCTTTATATCTAATGTAAATAATGTATTTCTACTTTGTACAGGGACAATAATAGTACCTGACGAAATCGCTGGGTTATCTACTGCTCCTGATAAACCAATAATATAACCATTCATAAATGTAGTATATGTATCTCTATTCTCAGGTGTTACTTCTACTTTAAAAAACCCACTGTTTTCATAATCAAACGATATAGTACGCACTTGGTATCTACCTGAAGTTACAGCTATTGAACCTTGTCCTGAAGCTTCTCTTACGTACTGTGGTGATAGTGTATATTTAGATTCATAAGGCACACCTATAATTAAACTAGTGTGATTTCCTTCTAGTGTGTATGTTGAACCTGTGGTATTTGTTGCTGTGTAATCAGCTCCTGTGCTAGCATTTACAGCTAGTAATCCTGTCTTAGCTCCATATGGGCTAGTGAATGTAGTAAGGTCAGTACCTGAATCATAAGTTCCAGTTACAGATTTCTTAAGGTCTACATAAACATTATGACCTATAGTGGAATCTGATAAATCTTGTAAGTCAATACGTAGTAACTTTGTGTCTGTTTCTTCTACTACAAATAGATAAATATAACTATTATCTACCATGCCACCTATTATTTTAGTACCATCAAATTCCCATTTAGACCACGCTGTTTGTACTTTCTCACCTCTATCAAAGAAGTATTTGTACATATACATTGTGTTGGCATTGGTAGGTGATACAGCTGTTCCTGTAGTGTATGGTGCTGTCTGAGTGTCAGCTGTATCTGAACACAGCACTATCAAAGAATCTTCTGTTGTGTTACTCAATATTGAATAAGCATTGTCAGGTATTAAAGTTTGTACCGCAACAGTAACATCTAAACCGTCATTAGTTAGTGTATCATTGTCTGAATAATATTCTCTTACTGCTGTGTTTGCATTACGTACTTGTGAGAAGTAAGCATATCTACCTGAAGCTACAGGTGTTACATTAGCATTGTGTGAGAATGTTGATACTTCATTTAACACAGCTGAGGTTGGGGTAATTGTCTCAGCTGCTGAAGCGAGTTTATACTGTGATGTGTCGGAGAATAACAGTAAGGTCTCGTTAAATGATATTGAATTTCTTAATACGTTAACAGTTGTACCTGAAGCTGCTACATCTATAACATCTGTATCTAATACTTGTGTTACTGTTGTTGCAAAGAAATTAAAGAAATCAGCATTTCCTGATAATATTAAATTCTCCCCAGCTAATATACCTAGTCTATTTTTATAGAATGTAAGGTTTTGTATTTTCTGTCCTACAAATGAAGGGTCAGGGTTTGTGGTATCATCCCCAGCGTCTCTGTTTGTATAACTTTGTTTAGCAAATGTAAATGTGCCATCATTATTATTAATAAGAGCATGTGGCATTGTAGTGTCATTTAGACCTGTACTTGTGTTAGGTGCTATACACTCTTCCCATACACCATTGCCTACATAGTTAACATAGTAATCTGATGTAGTATCACCAGCGTCACCTGTTACTTTAATCTTGTCATTTAACTTTGCATAATAAGGTAACTTAGTAAAATCTTGTATTTCATCTTTAACAGCATATAGTTCAGCATTACCAGCACCATCATGTGTTTCTACTGTGTAGCTAGCGTTTTGGTCTACTACATAACCACGCAGTGAAGACTGGTGTTCTGTAAATGTAAACTCTGCTGTAACTCCACTGTAATTAGAAAGTCCTTGTGAGCTAGTTAATGTTGCTCCAGTGTCTGCTCTAGTAAGTTTAAATTCTATACTAGATGAAGCGTTCCAATATTGACTACCAGTTCCATATCTAAAGATATCTATTAGTTTTGCTGTGTCTCTAAACTCTGTGTCATGGTTAGCGTCACTACCGTCAGGCATTTGTATAATAGCGTTGATACCGTATGGTAAATCAGGGTGAGTAAGATGTATTGCGTACTCTCTACCAAAGTTGGTTACCTTAAATACCACGTAAAAGTATTCTACTTTAGCTGCTGTAGTTGAACCACTTTGTGCTGGTGTAATAGATTTGTTAGATACAAAAGTAAAATCTGCAATGTTAACCATCTTAAGGTCGTTCTTAGGATTGGTAGTGGTAAGATAAGATGTGCCATCAGGGTAGCTTACAGTCTTCTCATTACCTTGTAAGTCAAAAACTTTTACCCCACCATTGTAAAATGCAACAATGTACTTATTGTTTTCATCTCTTTGTATGTTCCATATTTTTGTAGTGTTAGGAAACACATTTGTACTGTCTATTGTAGCTATATATTCTGAAGGTGGGCGTTTGCCTAAGCCTTTAATTATGTTGTTCTGACAGTTAATCTGTTCAGTCCCTTGATTAATACCACGTTGTGTAGGGGTCTGTTGACTTATGCCATTCAGGAAATTAGGTATCGACTGTGAAACTACTGCCATTAATAAGTCCTTCTAGGTGGTCTGTTAATTATAGAATATGTATTTGCGTCACCTTCTAGTATGTTTACATCTTCACTTCTAGAATCAGACTGCTTAAAGTTATTATAAGCTTCCTGTTCATCTATGCTCATTAGTTCAGATAAACCAGCGTCACCGATAAATCTAGCTGCAAAACGTCTAGCGGCTTTTACTGTAATATAGCGTCTAGCGTATTCAGGTAGTTGTTCAAATTGTTGTACTAATACAACATCTAATGGTGGGACGATTGTAAAAACGTCAGTGTGTTTATCTAGGTCATACAGCTTACCATCACGTATTACTACGTTTTGATATCTGTGTGTTGCATGAGCGTCAGCTTGGACGCAGTTGGAAGGTAATGGAATCTTACTATCATCATCTATTGAGTAAGTTACATTGTATTCTGTGTTAAAGTTCCAGCCTTCACTTTGTACAGAAAGGCTAGTTTCATCTAAGATATTTATAGCGACAGATACATCTACGTTTGTTATGCCGCTAATTGAGTTAACAGGTGCTTCTCCAATAGCAGAGAGCATAGTGTTGATAGCTTGTAACTCGGTAGTTGGTGTTATTTGTGTTGCCATAATTTCCTCAGTAAAGAGGGGACAGCATAAGCCATCCCCTCAAGGTTAAGTATAAGAAACGATTAAGCTTCTTTAATACCTACAGACGCTTCAGGACGGAGCACTCCGTGACCCATAGCATATTTAGCTACCATCAATGTACCTTGACGTCTTATGTCATATTCCATTTCAGTTGCTAAGTCCATGAGCTTAACAGTACCCGCAGCTGAAGGATGGCAAACCAATGCAACATAGTTAGCTAAGTTAACTTGTTGTGGATTTGAACCACCAGCTGTAGCAGAACCACCATCAACGTTTGTTGAAGCTGAGAAGTCTGAAGCCACAAAGTGTGGTGTTGGTACTAATTCAATACCAGCAATCTTCAATACTTTTCCTTCAGCAATAGAACCTTGACCACTAAAGTCAACATTCACAGCGTTAGTAGCGTTTGCTAATTTATAATACTCTTCAAGTCTGATGAAGCACTTACGTCCTTCTCTTGGCACAAAGTTTGCGTCAAGCTGTTTAGCAGCGTCGAAGAGTGAATCAATCACAGCGTTAGCAGCTGTAGAAGCTGTAGCACTAGCGATTGAAGTGTTTGTTAGGACAGTTCCTGAAGCGTAGCCTGAATCAGATACGTTTGCAGAAGCCTGAGCCGCTTGTCCGATTGTTTGTAGAATGTGCTTATCTTTTTGGAAAGCCAATGCTCTACCGATTTCGGATGAATAAGAACCTCTAACATCATAATGATTCTTTGCTTCTTCTATGTTAGAAAGAAAAACAGAAGATATCAATAAGTCATTGATTGTTATGATTTTCTCGTTGTGGTTTACGTCACTACCAGTGATTTCTGTACCAGCTGTATGATAAGAAGCGTCAATTCTGCCCATTACAGGGAATTGTGCACTTTTACCATTACTGATTGTACGGACAGTTTCAGCTCCTTGAGTTACTGAAGCACGTTCAAATGAAGTTAAAACTTCGCCTGAAAATACTTTAAGAAATAGAGCGTCTTCTGAACCACCAGCGTTGATTTTACCGACAGATACTGGACTAGCATTTGCCATAATAAATCTCCTTTGGTTGTAGTTTAGTTGTTGTTGAACGCCTCTAAGTTTCGTCCCCAAGATTGTCTTCCGCAGAAGGTCAAGTTACTACTACTTGTTGGCAGCTGCCATCTAACGAGATAGCACAGCTATTAGCACTTCCATTTACGTAAAGCTAGAGCCTTACGTGTTGGCTTTCCATTTGGTTTTTTCATTGCACCTTTAACACCACCCATCCGTGCACAGAAGCTTTTACGTCTTCCAGCTGCTTTAGAGCCTTTCTTAGCTTTCCCTGTTACAGGTGCTTTAAGATTAGCCCCAGTCTTACGTTTGTAATAACGTCTACCAGCGGCATTTAATCCGCCACTAGGGCTTTGGTGTTTCTTTGCTGGCATTTACTTTTTCTTCCTCACTGTTTTCTTTTTAGGAAAACCAGCTTTCATATTAGAATAAGCTTTCTTACTGATAGTAGATTTAGACTTGGGTCTACTTGTTCCAGCTTTCTTACGTGCATTTATATTTGCGTATAGTCCACGTTTAGCCATTAACATTTACCTCTTTTTTTAGTCTTACCTTTTTTCATTGGTTTACCATATGCCATTGTGTGTCTCCTATAAGTTACTGTTTGCTAATTTCTCTTGTACTTCAGCTTGAAACGCTGGGTCTTTAGCATACTTTGGGTCACCCATGTCAGCTTGTACTTGAGCCCATGATTCATAACCACCTTGTGAAGTAGCACCAGCTTTACCTGATAGCAATTTAGGGTCACTTCCTTCAGCTGCTGTGTATCTAGCTTGTAAACCAGTAACAGCTAACTTGATAGTTTCCATATCACCACTGTTAACAGCGTTGTTATAAGCTATCTGTTCAGCTTCAGTTAAATTTTGTCCAGCCCATTGAGTCATTTCTACGTAAGCTTCTTCTCCACCTACTAAGCCTTTGACTTCAGTGCCTTGTTGTAATGCCCTAGCTTCTTGTCCAGCAATAAACTGGTCTACGATATCTCTACTGATACCAGCTTTCTCTAATCTTTCATAAGACTCATCAGCTAGTTGTCCACTTTCAGCATACTCTGCACTTAGTGAATCCATGTCAAGTCCAGCAGACTCAACAGCTTCATCAGCTTTAATCTCTAAATCACTCTTAGGTTGTTCTTCAGCCTTCGCTTCTTCCTTAGCTTCTTCTTTAGGTTGTCCTAATTTAGCTTCTAATTCAGCGTATGATTTAGCCATGTCTTCTACAGAATTAAACTTTTCAGGCAAGCCTTCAGGTTTAGAACCTTCTACTTGTTCTTCTACTGCGGGGGCTTCTGCTGTAGTTTCATCTGCTTGTACTACTATTTGTTCTACCATTTATTTTTCTCCTTTATTGTGGTTTGGTCATGTTATTAGCAACAGGTTGTACTACATCCTGTGCCATATCCATCATTTGTTGCTGCTGCATTTGTTGTTGAGCAGCTTCTTGCTCTTGAGCTAGTTGCTCTTCACTCTTAATTAATCCTTCAGTATCAATACCTAAGCTGGTAGCAACACGAGTAATCAGGTCATTAGGGTTTAATATCTGTACTACTTCAGGGCTAATCTGAGCTAGCTGTCCTATCTCCATAACAAATTCTCTTAGTTTCTGTAGGTCATTACCACGTCCTAAAGCTTCTATACCTGTGATAATAGTAGGTGCTACAGAATCTTTTGGAAGCTTTGGTATCTCATTGGATTGAGACATACGTTTCATTAATACTTGTACTAATGGTAACTGAAACTCTTGAGATAATAATGAGTATATACCACCCATACTAGTCTCTAACTGTTCAGCCATGTATCTAATCTCTTGTGCTGTAACACGTTCAGCGTCTCTTTGTATTGCTGTGTGTAATAAGAAAGCGTATGACATACGTTCTTCTAAACGTCCTATGCTACGTTCTACAATACCTAAATCATATTGCTTCTCAGTTTGCAAACATGTTACGTCGTCTCTTTGTCCTGTAATTATGTCCCCGTTTCTAGTGTTAGCCAAATCTCGTTTACGGGTCACAGCGTTAGGGCGTACCATAAATACTACTTTACTCGCAGCTGCTGATGATTCTACTAGTGATTGTGATAGTCCCTCTAGTGACCTTAGGTCTCCTAGAAATTCCTCTACATAACCACGACCGTAGTCTTCACCATCTACTCTTACCATACGTAATGCTTGGTAAGGCATGTTGTCTGCTGGGTATGTACCTACTGAGCTTGGTATCTTGTGTCCCATAACTTCTTGACATACATAGTACTTGCCGTCAGGTAATCTGTATATATGAGTATATATCTCACAGTCCTCATCTTCTTTGTAATCAGGATATTTACCTATAATTTGTAGTGTCTCTTCATCTAGTGCTACTGGACTAATGCTTTCTTTAATAATTACTTCTAATAAATTACCATCTTCATCACGTCTGCACACAAATTGTGTTATACCATACACACGCATGTTGCCTTTCTTAGGTAGATATGTTAGTACATTACCACTTACAATAAGATGTTTTAGTGCTTCAAATACAGATACTCTAAGTGCTAAGTTCTCTATCTTCTTGTGTATCTCACGCTCAATTTTGGCTAGAGACTTCTCAATTTCAGATTGTAATTCAGGGTTCTGCTCTAGTTCCTCTTTAGTTTTACCTGATAAAGATAACCTAAAGAAAGGTGAGTTGGGTGGTAATAATAATAATAGAAGTTTGGAAGCTAGGTTGTTAACACCTCGTGCTCCCACTGATTGAAATGGGGTATATAGTTCTGAGCTTGACTCGAAGCCTTCGTCAGGAATAAGGGTTGGTATTGTAAGTTCTGAGCACTCACGGGCTCTGTCTAGATAATGTTGTCTATCTGCTTGTAGCTTTTCATAGCGTTGTTTCGCTGTCTCTTTCATCATCTCTTGCATAATTAACTAATGTTTAATCCTGAACCTGAAGTAGGAATAGATAAGCCTGTTGTTTGTAAAGCTTTTGTACCTTTACGTTTGGCTTTCTTTTTTCTTTCTTCGTCAGTTAACTTCTCTTCAGCTACCTTAAGTGTTGGTGCTATCTCATCTCCTGATGGTGAAGCGATAGGTGGAGCTGGAGTAGGTGCTGGTGGTGGCGTTGAAACTCTTGGACTACCTGTGCACATATTATCTCCTTATTGATTTCTAGTTGGAATTTGTAAGCCAGCGTTTGACTTGTTTAAATCACTTGTACCCAATGCTGGATTATTAAGCTTTCCTGTACCTTTAGTTTTGACTCTAGCTTTTTTAGTTTTGTCTGTAGCTTGGTCTTCTTTAGGGGAAGAGACAGTGGTTGTAGTTGTTGGTGCTGGTTTACTGTACATCCCTGTTTGCATTGCTTTGCCTATACACATTATTTATCTCTTTCCTTCAGTTGGTTAATAAAGCGAACAACATCACGTTGTCCAGCCTTGAAGTATATGTCCTTCATTTCATCTGAGATATCAGGTGATTGCTCAGGGTATAAACTATTTAACAGCTTAATAAACTGTGGTACTGTCTTAGGTAGGGTGGTTTCTTCTTCATCCTTACCTACTATATCTTTTATAAACATATTTTATCCTTCTAAAACGGGTACTTTAATCCCACAGTGTACCAGTTATTGTTCCTTTGTTGTATTCAGTTGCTCTATTTTCAAAGAAGTTAGCATGTTCAACACCATTAAGCACCCAGTCTAACCACTCTAATGGGTTATCTTTTACTTTGTAGTTAGGTTTCAATGATAGTTGTAACAGCCTACGGTCAGCAATGTACCTTATGTATTGCTTAACTTCCTTAGGTTCTAGCCCACGAATACCCCCTTGCTCAAATGCTAGGTCAATAAACTTATCCTCTAGCTCAACCATATCTCTACAGGTTTGATAGATGGTAGCTTTGAAATCATCATTCCACACACTTGGATTCTCTTTAATCATTTCTTTAAACAGTTTAATCATACTCTCTACATGGTGTGACTCATCACGTATTGACCACGTTACTATCTGACACATCCCTTTCATACGACCAAAGCGTTGAAAGTTAAGTAACATAACAAAAGAAGCGAACAGTTGTAGTCCCTCACCAAACGCTGAAAAACAAGCTATGTCTCTAGCTAGTCCTTCTACTCCTTTTCCTTTATCTTTAAATAGATACTTATGTTTATCAGCCATCTCTTTGTATTCTTGAAATGCTTTAAACTCTGACTCAGGTAAACCTAATGTGTCATTTAACATAGAATAACTATGTGCATGATTAGCTTCACTTGCTGCAAAAGAAGTCAACATCATACGTACTTCAGGTACTTTAAACTTAGGTAAGTATTTATCTAAGTAAGCCTTAGCTATGTCTACATCTCCCTGTGTAAAGAATTTTAGTATTTGATTAATTAAGTTCTTTTCTGAATCTGTAAGTCTTTCATTCCAGTCTCTTACATCTTCATGCAATGAAACTTCTGACGGTAGCCAGTGCATTTTCTGTTGCATATCATAAGACTCAAATGCCCAGTCATATGTAAATGGTTTATAGTGTGTACGTTCTTTAAATAAATTCATTATCCCTCGCAAGCTATACATTCCCCATCAGGAATGATTGTTCGTTCTATCTTTTGTGACACTAATTCTGCTCTCTTCATTGCTTCTGAGCGACAGTAGTAAAGTGTCTTGAGTTTTCTTTTCCAAGCCAACATGTGTATGTCATGTAGTTCACGGATGTGAACATCAGCTGGAACGAATACATTAACAGATTGTCCCTGACAAATAAACTCTTGTCTGTCTGCTGCGTGTTCTATTACCCACTGTTGATTAATCTCTATGGCTGTCTTGAATGTATCCTTCTCATAATCAGTAAGACCTTTGAGTTCTAATACTGAACCTCTGTTGGCTAGTATCTTCTTCCATGTTTTCTCATCATTCATACCTTTGTTTTCTAATAGTTTCTCTAAGTGTTTATTCTTAACCAAGAAAGAACCTGACATTGTTTTCTGTACATAAGCGTTAGCCCTGTATGGTTCAATGGCGGGTGATGTAGTGCCACATATAATTGAGCTAGAAGCGTTGGGTGCAATAGCAAGTAGGTGAGCGTTACGCATACCTGTGCCTTCCATGTCAGGTGCTTCACCTTTCTTAATAGCTAATCGTTTAGATTCTTTGACTGCCTGTTCTTTAATGTGTTTAAACATTTGTAAGTTTTTAGATTTAGCTAAAGCTGATTCAAATGGTATGCCTTTAGATTGTAAGTATGAATGAAAACCCATTGCTCCTAATCCTAAGCTTCTTTCATTAATAGCTGAGTACTTAGCTTTGTATAAAGTATCAGGGGCATTATCAATAAAGTGTTGTAAGACATTATCAAGAAAGTGAATCAAGTCAGATATAAACATTGGGTCATTCTTCCACTCATCATACTTTTCTAAGTTGACTGAAGACAGACAACACACAGCTGTACGTTGTTCATCTGTTGGTAATGTTATCTCAGTGCACAAGTTAGAATGATTGACCTTAAGTCCTAAATCTTTTTGTGCTTGTGGTAGACCATCATTAACTGTGTCGTTGAACATAATGTATGGCTCACCTGTCGCTACTCTGTTCTCTAGTATACGTTGCCATAATTCTCTAGCAGATACAGTCCTTACTATCTCATTAGTGTGTGGGTCAATTAGATTCCAGCTGTCATCAAAGGTTGGCTCTTTAATACAGTTATCAATCAATGTCATAAAGTCATTAGATATGTTAACACCATGATGTAGGTTCAGACACTTCCTGTGTACATCACCACCACTAGGCTTACGCATATCTAGAAACTCTATAATCTCAGGATGGCTTACGTCCATGTAAGCGGCATAGCTGCCCCTTCTAGTCTTTCCTTGTGAGAAGGCTAACATCTCTGAGTCTACTACATGTAAAAAAGGTATTGACCCTGACGACTGAGAACCATTGCTAGTACCAGTACCATCAGAACGGACATGACCCCAGTAACCACCTACTCCGCCACCGACTGAGGCTAGCCAAGCGTTCTCTGTGTAGTGTCCAGTCAAACCTTCTCTGCTGTCAGGTACATAATTAAGGAAGCATGAAATAGGCATACCTCGTGATGTACCACCGTTAGTTAAGATAGGTGTTGAATACATAAACCACAGTTTAGATGAATAGTTATATATACGTTCAGCCATCTCATCATTATCAGAGAAAGCTTTGGCTGCTCTAAGGAAAGCCTCTTGTGGTGAAGTCTCCTCAGGTAATAAGTATCTATCCTGTAAGGTAGTTTTACCAAACGCCGTTAACAATTCATCTCTACTGTAATCCATATTCACTCCTATAATATGTTGAGAGGGTTCACCTTAGTGTGCTCTCTAATTAATATATCTATATACTCTCTTGCTTTCTTTAAGTCCTCAAGCTTACCCTCTGTGTCCTTGTGCTTAGTACGCCAACGACATAAATACTTAATAGCATTTGCTTCACAGTATGGTATCTCATTGTGCATTATAAAAGTTACAGGTTGTATTTTATACTTGGCATAATGCTTGGGATTGATTGCGTCTACGTCTACCTTCTTGGTTGCCATAATTTTACTACTCCAGTTTTTTTATTATAATCTCCGTACCTCAGGATACGAGCACACCTAGCTTGTTGTAATGCTTCCGCTTGTGTATATCCTTTCTTCTCATAGACAGCTACCGCTTTGTCCCACAGTTCTAAGAGGGGTACATTAATATCTGTCCCTAATATTTTCTCAGCTGTCTTGATACCCACAGTAGGACATCCAGTGTATCCGTCTACTGCGTCACCAATAAGTGCCTGTGTTATAAACCAGTAGTCAGCTTGATACGGTGTCACCCTTTGGATGTTAATACCATCAGAAGATACACCCACTGGTATTTGTTTTAAGTCTTTATCAATAGATACAATAACTTTATCTACATCAAAGTGTGGGTCAGGTGTGGTAGCTAAGATACCTAAGACATCATCAGCTTCTACGTTGTCCCACATGATTCCTTTGTGATGTTCCATAATATACTTACGCAACACTGGAAGTATCAGCGGCTTACGTTTAGCTTTACGATTGTCTTTATATGTAGGTAGTACATCCTTTCTAAAATTAGTAGGGGATGTTAAACATATCTTAACTCTATCTGCTTGTAAGTCTTCTTTAAGTTTCTTGATAGCTTCATCTACTAGACCACAGCACTTGTCTTCATATGAGTGTAATGTCCATAGTCCATCACCCCAGTTAACTGCTTCTTCATTTTGAAGAGCGGTCTGATAAATAAGAATGTCACCATCAATGAGTATTTCTCTTTTAGTACCGTTAGGTACTTGTGGTTGTCTTTCGTTCAATGTGTTTCGCTCCAGTTATCACCGACTTTATATTCACCAGTCAGTGGTATTCTTAAATCAAAGTACTTGCCTGTTTCTTCGATAGCCTCAACAGCTATCTTACCGATAATGTCAGACCAGTCTGAGCCACACTCTACTTGTATCTCATCATGTACCCACACTACTTGGTTAACATTCATGTAACCTTGTACTTTTTTATTAAACTCAACCAGCCAACGTTTACAAACTAATGCACCACTTGATTGTAGTAGTGTGTTTAATGCTGAGTGTGCTGAGCGTACCTTAACGTTCCTACCATCAAGACCTTTGATGTATCCTTTGGACGCTGCTGATTGCACCGCTTCTATAAGTTTACTCAAGGCTGGTAGGTTATTTAGGAATCTTTGTTTAACTTGTTTAGCTTCCTTCACTGTCTTACCAGTAACATCAGCTATCTTGTTAACTCCACCACCATACAAGAAACAATAATAAAAACGTTTAGCTAAGTCTCTTGAATCAAGACCAGCTAGCTTCTGTGTCTCTGTATGTATGTCACCATCAAGTACCACCTTAGTGTACGCACCGTTGTCAAACTTAGCCATGTAGTGTGCTAACATTCTGACTTCCAATGCTGATACATCTATACCCACTAGCTTACGATTGAATGGTGTAGTAAATAATTCTCTACACTCTTTACCGTAAGGTGCGTGAGCACTTGGTACTTGTGCTAAATTAGGGTAGGCATGGCTGGCTCTTGCAGTCACTGTCGAGTTGGTGTTGCAAGTGCCATGAAGTCTGCCCGCTTTAACAAGCTTCAACCATGCCTGATTACCTGTGGCTAACTGTCCAATCCTTTTATCTAAAAGGAAATGTTCAGCGAGGAGTTTTGCCTCAGGGTAATCTAAACTGTTTAGTACTGGGTCATCAACCTTAGGCTTACCATCAGTTGTATACTCATCAGGTTTCCAGTCATACTTATCTATCAGTCTTTGTGATACGTGCTGTCTACTGGATGGATTAAATGTTTCTGTGTGTTTCTTAATGAACGGTTGACCCTTAACATACCCTCTAGTCTTGTTGTTAACTTTAGGTATGAATGTTGTCTCTTTAATTATAGGTGGGAACAGTTCTTGTAGTTCTTCTTCTATGTCTAAACGTCTAGACTCTAGCTTACCATAGAGTTCTTTGGCTTTGTCTTCATCAAACATAAAGCCATACTGCTCTTGTTTAAATATAAGTTTAGCCACGTCATGCTCTAGTTCCATTGCTCTATCAGAGTATCCTTTCTTCTCTATTGCTCGATATAAACCAACGTTAACAAGTACGTCTTGCTTACAATACTCCAACATCTCAGGGGTAAATGTTTGCCAGTCTGTTTCTATTTGTGCTTTGTATTTACCAATGCGGTGTCCCCATGATTCAAGACTGTGTCTGCCTATAAGCTTAGTGGGAAAGTCATTACCACGCTTAAAGTCTGCGTCTCTAATGTCAGGGAATAATAAACGTGTAGCGATAATAGTGTCAAAGATTTCTCCTTTAGGTTCAAAGTCATAAAACTTTTTTAACATAGGTAAATCAAACTTAACTATGTTGTGTCCAATTAATAACTTAGCACGACTCATTAACTTAATAGCGTCCCAGTTATCAATGTGTATCATCTCATCTTTGTCTATATCATACAAGATTATACAATGTACCTTAGTTGCTTCATCCATGAGTCCATCAGACTCAATGTCAAACACGTATCTCCTCTTCATTTATAATGTTCTCCTTTGCTTAACTGTTGTCGATATTCTTTTAGGTCACGTTTAAACCAAACCTTTTTAGTTTTAGGACAGACGTAAACTATTTTTACCCCAAGCTTATTACCAAGTGCATTAGTAATACGTGAAGTAATCCAGCCCTTTGGATTGTAAGACGCACATTTGAAATCAATGTAGATACACTCATGTGTCTTCTGATTAATGGCAACACAATCAATTACACCTTGCGGTGCAACGTTAGTGAATACCCAGTAACCTTGCTCGATTAACCATGCCTTGCCGAACAGCTCAGCCCAGTGCCCCTTGTCATTTTTCTTCATAATTTTATTTTAATTATTTTTTGTATTACACAAGTCGGAATGATAGTGGTGTTACCGATATCTTTTATCTTACCATCACTATCTATGTTGAAGTCACTAGCGAGCCTAGTCACCTTGTTATCTTTTTTAATTAACCACCCACTAGAAATACATATAGGTAGCTCGTCAGTAATGAGGTCATCAACGCCACGCCAGTTACTATCAGATTCTATATCAACCCAATAGACCATAACAAAGTCATGCTTGATAAGGTCTAGTTTAGGTAAGTATCTTTTCTTTTCCATTAGTGTACTGAGTGTTTGACTACTTCTATTTGAAGTGCCCTTGTGTCTCCCTCTTCTACTAACATATCTAGTGCGTTGTTTAACATTTGTTCTGCTAGCTCAGTGCCCACTGGAATTTGGATAATATGATTCGTCTCTTCAGTCTCAGCTAAAGCTTTCATTATTATCTGTGTCCATTGTACTGATTTATATTCCATGTTAGAAGTCGTCCTGTACATCTCCATCTGTCTCCCGTAAACATCCTGTTTCTAAATCATAATAGAGTGTACAAGCTTTGCCTGTCTCTCCACTAAACCTATTCTTCAACACGTTAACCTGAGCCAAGTTCTTGTCTGACTGTAAGTCTCTAGACATACTTATAATCATATCAGATAACTGACCGATTGACGCACTTCCACGTAAACTATTCATAGATACTGCAACCCCATCCTCATAGCCTTTGTTTCCTTCAGGTCTCTTAAGGTGAGATACCAGTATTAATCCAATGCCTGTCTCTTCTACTAGAGTCCTAAGCTTTGATACTGTATAATCTATAAGTTTACGCTCGTCACTTGTGGTCTCATCACCAACGGCTGATAGAGCCATGTGTAAGTGGTCAAGTATTACGAAGTCAACGCCGCAACCTTTAGCTAAGTATCTTATCTTAGATATTAAATTGTCACTGGCTGTTGAGCCAAAGTGATTGTATAAATAAAACTTACCACCACCCACAGTGCTGTCGAATACTTCTTTTAGTTTCTTATCATCAACACCTTTGCGGTCTAAGTGTAGTGGCTTCTTCATTTCTATTCCCATAATACCTAGTGCACTACGCTTGATAGATTCTTCTAGTGCTATGTAACCAACACTAAAATTTTCTTTCAATAAATGAAGTGCAACATGTCTACAGAAACTAGACTTACCAACACCACTACCAGCAGTGATGGTAACTAACTCACCTTTACGTAGCCCATGTGTCTTAGTGTTAAGACATTCAAATGGATACTGAACAGTGACGTAGCTTTCTTCTTTTTTAATATCTTCCCAAAGGTCAGCACCAGCTACAATGCCATCAGGCTGGTAAGCTTTAGCTGACCACACGCAGTCAATAAGTTGTTGGCTTTTATTAGCACACAACATTTCGTTAGCGTCCTTCAAAGGCAGTGAACATATCTTTGCCTTGTTTGGTGAGAAGATTTTTGCACATTCAGTGGCAGCCTCTTTACCAGCTGTATCATTATCAAACATTAGAACGACAGAGTCGAAACCCTCAAGCCATTCTAACTCTTTAAGTAAGTCTTTCTTAGCCCCCTTAGCTCCAGTCTTTACTGATACTACAGGATATTTATTTTGATTTACTTTCGAGACAGAGAGAGCGTCAATCTCACCTTCAGTAACGATAACCATTCTTCCCTTATCACGCCATAGGTGTTGACCAAATAACTGAGCGTCTTTAGCTTCACCTATCCACTGAAAACTTTTATCAGGGTAGCGTAGCTTCTGTGCTACTAGTTCATGGTCTTTGTTATAGTAGTTGGCTATCTGCACTGGTCTCTTATGAGCTGTGCCTATTTGATAATCAAACTTCTGTAACGTATCGACATCTAGTTTACGTTTGGCAAGAGCGGTGACAGTCCCACTGACAAAGTCAGCAGTGTCTTTTGTGGTGGTAGGTGTTGTCATTGACTCTCCATTTGTATGATATCCACAACCAAAACAATAACTGTGTCCATCAGTGTATACGGCTAAGTTATCCTTAGACCCACACGACGAACATGGTGCATGGTGTAGAAACGTGCTTTCATTTTGTTCCATTCTTATAGAGGTACTTAATCGTACGGCTTTCTATCTTGTAATTTTTTGTATGCTTGGTTGACTAAGAAAGCTACCTCACCTGACCCACTTCTAAATGTTTCTTTAGTGATAGCTTCTAGCATACTCTTTACATCATGTGTTACTACAACCTGTGTGTATTTTGATTTTCTTTTTTCATTGTTGTCCATAATTTTTTCTCCATTTTATTTCAGTAA